TTAATTTATTTACATGAAAAATATTGCACTAGCCCTAGCGGCAACTACATTCGCTTCTGCTCCTGCAATGGCTGGCGTCTATGTTAATGCCGAGTCAAACGCATCTTATACAGGAAACGATTATACTTCTAGAACAACCGATCTACACGTTGGTTATGAAGGTAATGTAGGTCAACTTGGATACTATGTCCAAGGTGGACCCGCCCTTACTAATGGCGATGGAGTAGATGGTAACACTGATTTCTCAGGTAAGCTCGGAGGTTCCGTAGCTGCATCAGAGAAGCTAGATGTTTATGGAGAAATCTCATTCCTTACAGATGAGACTGCTGACACAGCATATGGCACTAAAATAGGTGCTAAGTTTAAGTTCTAATGTCACATCAAAGTGATAAAGTTCAGGCATCAATAACCTATTATTCACCTGAACCTGAAAAGAAAGAAAAAGACAATGAAGATTGGGAACCTCAGTCACTGGAAGAAGCTCTTCTTGGTGAACCAGCTGGCGAGGACTCTTACTAAAGTCAATGAATTATGGGTAGTAGTCTTTGGGCTACTACTCTTTTTCACTTACGTAGAGTATTCACATTTACAATTTCATAAGGAAGAAGTACCTTCCAGCGAGCTTAGTTTAGAGGTAAAACTCTAGCCTTCCAAGCTAGTTTCATCGGTTCGATTCCGATAGCTCGCTTTGGCTTACGCCCTTACGAGGATACCGTTAGCCGTCTAGACGGTGGGGATAGACCCGCAAAAAAAAATGATCAAAAAATTTTCAGCTGAAGAAAGATAAACAATACAATTTTTTAGAAAATGGCTCATCAGAGTTCAGACCTTACTACAAATCTGACCCGTCCAGGTCAGGCTAATAGTACTGGTGATGCTCGTGCTCTTTACCTTAAGCTATTTTCTGGAGAGATGTTCAAAGGATTCCAGCATAATACAATTGCTAGGGATCTGGTTATGAAGCGTACCCTTAAGAACGGTAAATCTTTACAGTTCATCTACACGGGACGCACCACAGCCGAGTATCATACTCCAGGAAATTCCATTCTGGGTAACACAGACGGTGCACCTCCAGTAGCAGAAAAAACTATCACAGTTGATGATCTCCTTATCAGTTCAGCCTTCGTGTATGAACTAGATGAGACACTTGCACACTATGACCTTAGGTCAGAGATCTCAAGAAAGATAGGATTCAGCCTAGCTGAAAAATATGACAGACTTGTATTCCGTGCTATTGCACGTGGAGCAAGAGCTGCATCACCAATCACCAAAGCTAATTTCGTAGAGCCAGGTGGTACTCAAATTCGTGTAGGTACTTCTACTAACGCATCAGATGCTCTTGATGCCGCTAAACTAGTGACAGCATTTTTCGATGCCGCAGCTGCTTTAGATGAGAAGGGAGTATCTCAAGAAGGACGTGTAGGTGTACTTAACCCACGTCAGTACTATCAGCTTATACAACAAGTTGGTGAGAATGGTCTTGTAAACAGAGACGAACAAGGTACATCCCGTCAGAAGGGTAATGGAATTGTTGAGATCGCTGGAATCAAGATCTACAAATCAATGAACATCCCATACTTCTCCAACTATGGTACTAAGTATGGTACAGGTTCCGCTACCAACCCTGGTACAACTTCTCCAGGTAACGTAGGTTCATTCGTCGGACCTGCAGTAGAAGATGCTGCAGCTGATGTAACTGGAATCAACAACGAATACGGTGAAGAGACTGAATTCGCTAATTCCTGTGGTCTTATCTTCCAGAGAGAAGCTGCAGGTTGTGTCGAAGCAATCGGTCCTCAAGTACAAATCACCAGTGGTGACATATCAGTTGTCTACCAGGGCGATGTGATCCTCGGACGCCTCGCAATGGGAGCAGACTATCTGAATCCTGCTGCTGCTGTTGAACTGTACGCTGGAACTGCTACAGCTCCTGCTGCATTCTAAGTTAAAAACTGTTAACCAACATCTAAGGGGAGCTTCGGCTCCCTTTTTTTTATTAATAATATTTAATATGGCTTTTCCTACCACTAATTCTGCAGAAGAATTACCTGCAATAAATCAAATACTAGCAACGGTGGGTCAAGCACCTGTAACCAGCTTGGATACGACAAACCCTGATGTTGCTATAGCTTATGATACATTACTTCAAGTTTCAAGAGAAGTACAAGCTGAAGGATGGACATTCAATAAAGAATATGACTATCCTATGACGCCTGATAATAATAATGAAATAGCTATACCTAACAACATGCTTCAAATAGACCTCCACGAAAGGGAGCATCATTATAAAGAGTATGATGTCGTAAGACGTAATGGGAAATTATATGATCGTATAGAGCATACAGATAAATGGACTTTTGGTGAAGTTAAATGTGATGTAGTATGGTTTTTTGATTGGGTAGATCTTCCACTACCTATTCAAGATTACATAACATCTAGAGCTGCATCCTTTACTGTAAGTCGAATTGTAGGTGATAATACATTACTACAACAAACACAACAAAAGGAAGCATACTGTAGAGCAATGGCTATGGAGTATGAATGTAATCAGGGACAACATACTTTCTTTGGCCATCCAAAAGGAGGTAACCATTACACAAGTTATCAACCTTATAAAGCACTACAAAGATAATGCCAAATGTTACACAAACAATACCTAGCTATTTAGGTGGTGTATCTAGTCAATCAGATGATAAAAAACTACCTGGCCAAGTAACTGATTCAGTTAATGGATACCCTGATCCTACTTTTGGATTAACTAAAAGACCAGGTTTTAAATTCATCAAAGGACTAGGTGTACAAAATACCTACTTAAATGCTAAGTGGTTCTACATACATAGAGATGGAGCAGAGAAATATATAGGTTGTATTAAAGGTAATCAGTTTTATATCTGGAATGTAACCACAGGTGTAGCTGCTACTATGACCTATACTAGTCCTGCACAATCGTATCTAACAGGTACATCTCCTAATGATTATGATATCCTGACAGTACAGGATACCACAGTTATTACAAATAAACTTATCACGGTTACAACACAAACAGCTCCAACCTTTAATGATAATAGAGTTGGTACTGTAAGATTAAGAGCTGTAACTGCTAATACAACTTATAATGTTAGTATTAAAATAGGTGGTACAACTAATACTGCTACATTTACTACAGGTGATGATGCTACTGCTGATGGAATCCTGACAGATCTAAAGAGTGACATTGATGGATGGTCAGGAGACTTTAACAATTTAACAGTTACTAGATTAGATACATCATTAGAAATATCTAGCACAGTTGACTTTACTTTAAGTGGTAAGGGTGGTGCAGACAATGAGCGTTTGGAAACATACCAAAACCAAGTCGCTAATGTGTCAGACTTACCTAACAGATCTTTACATCATAGAGTTGTTAAAGTATTAAATACAAATAATTCTTCTGATGATACTTATTACTCTAGGTTTATAGCTAATGATAGTGTTTCAGGTACAGGATATTGGGAAGAGTATATAGCTCCTGATGTATCACCTGGACTAACTGCAGCTACAATGCCTCATGAGTTAATTAATACAGGTACAAATGCTTTCACCTTTAGACCAGCTACATGGACTAACAGACTAGTAGGTGATGATACCACTAACTCACACCCTAGTTTTGTAGGGCAAAAGATACAACAAGCTTTCTTCCATAGTAATCGCTTAGGGTTCTTAACAGAAGATAATATCTCCATGAGTCAATCAGGAGAATACTTCAACTTCTACCACGTCTCTGCGCTCACACAAGTGGCCTCTGACCCTGTTGATATCAGTGCATCTAGTATTAGGCCAACGCTTCTCACAGGCGTTCTACCTACTGCTCAGGGTTTAATCTTATTTAGTAAGAACCAACAGTTCCTAGTGTTTGCGCCTAATGGGGTGTTTACACCTACAGCTACAGTCATACGTGGTATCTCAAACTATGAGATGGATATCAATATTGATCCTGTAGACAATGGTACTAACATTATATTTGTAAGTAAGACACCAGGTTATACACGTATCTATCAAATGAAAACTGCAGGTCAGGAAATGAACCCGCAAGTACTTGACATTGGTAGAGCTGTGTCTGAATGGATTCCTGATACTGTAACTGAATTAACTTCTAGTCCTCAAAACTCTTTTATATGTCTATATGGTCCTACTAAAAAGGATGTATATTTCTATAGAACTTATTCTGATGGGCAATCAGAAGTTATGCAATCGTGGTTTAGATGGGACTTACCAGGTAAAGTACAGACTATAGCAGTAGATTCAGATGTGTTATATGCTGTAACTGAACAGTCTAATCAAGTTACTTTACTAAGTGCAAGTTTAAACCAAACTCCAGAGGAACAAATTCTTGTTAACTCTGACGGACAAAAGATGAATCCATGTGTTGATTTATATGCAACTGCAACAGCAGTGAAATATCAAGGTATTGATTCATTTACTATTACAGCAGGAGGTAGTAACTATACGTCTGCACCTACTGTTACTATAACACCTGTTCTTTCTAGTGAAGGTTCTGGTGCTACTGCAACAGCCACTGTATCAGGTGGAGCTGTTACTGCTATTACCTTAACTAATGCTGGTAATGGGTACGCTGATGGAGCTACCGTATCCTTCTCTGGAGGAGGAGGTAGTGGAGCTACAGCTACTTGTTCAATATATGACGGAAGTAAATGCTATATACCTTATACTGATGATACAAATTTAACAACAGTATTAGTAGTAGGTAGTGATGCTTCTGACTTAACTGATCCTACATTCGTTGAATCAGGATTTACCGTTACACCTACTAGAGGTTCTGATAGTGTTGGAACTTACTTTTCTGTTCTTCAGAAAGATTTAACGTCAGTTGCTAGTAAAGTTATTGTAGGATATAAATATACTTATGATATTACTTTACCTAGAACATATTTTAGATTAGATGCTGATGGGTTTAGAGCTGACTACACAGCAACATTAACTATAGCACGTATGAAATTTGCTACAGGTTTATCTGGTGTTGTAGGTTTTAAATTAAATAGAAATGGTACTACAGATTATACTGATGTAAACCCTGTACCTAGTGCTAATTTCTATTTAGCTAACGACGTACCACTAACTGATCAATCAGTAATGACCGTACCAATTCATCAAAAAAATGATAACTTTACTCTAAGAGTATATAGTGATTCACCTTTTCCTGTATCCTTAACTGCAATGATGTGGGAAGGATATTATTCACCAAGATTTTATAGGAGAACTTAATTATGTCAGGAGGAGGCGGTACTAAGGCAACCAATCGCCAGATTGATTATCAAAACGAAACTGCTAGGAAACAATACGAATACGATAAGAAGGTTTATGACTTTCAGTGGAATGATGAAACTGGCGAAATGTGGCGTCAGTATGATTATGCTCAAGAAGGTCTAGAACTACAAAAGCAGAATGATACAATAGCTAGAGAATATCAGCAAGAAACAGCGCAAGAGAACTGGGAACATGGTTTATCTATACATGAGTATCAGCATGAACAGGAGCAGCGAGCGTATAGAAAATCAAGTCAGGTCAAAGCAGATACTTTAGCAGCCAATGAAATGGCGTTTCAACAAGCTTTGAAACGAGAAGATATGGTATTGGAAGAACAGTTCATAGAAATGGCATTCCAAAACCAAGGTATCTTGCAAGATTTGTATGAGTTTTCAGGTGGTAAAAGTTATGATAAATTAGCTACACAATTAAATTTAAAGAAACAAGAAGGTGATTTAGATTCATCCAAAACTAGATCATTACAAAAACTTCAACACACAGTAGATTCATCTCAATTTTCTAAAGCTGATGCACAGTTAAATTTAGTAGATCAATTTGGTGAAGCACAATTTGCTAAAGGTAGTATAGCACAAAAAGCATTCAATCAAGAAGCTGCTAATAGATTTGATAGAGAAGCTGTAGGATATGATGTAGCTGAAGGTAGATCTAGAGAACAGATAGAAAATGATATAGTAATGAGAGAGTACCGTGGTACTCAATCTAAAGCAGCTTTCGATGCACAAGAGAGATACGTAGAACACTTACAACAATTAGGTCACGCTCAATTATCTCAATCAGGACGATCTCAAGGTAAAACTATCCAAATGGTATTCGCTCAAATGGGTAGACAAAGTGCTTATGAGGTTGATACTTTAACAAAAGGTAAGAATGTAGCTGATGCTAAGATGCAAGCTAATAGAGTTAATACTCTAAACTTAGAACGTAGATCTGAATTAGCTAAAAACAAATTAGATTACTCTTCTTTAAGTAACATCATTGATGCCACTAGAAACATTCAAGAAGTTGATCGTAATTTAAAAATTAGTGGAGCTAAAGGTGAATTAGATTTAAGTAGAATTAAACAGAATGTATTCCAAGCTGTTGAGAATACAGAACTAGAGCAGAAAGATATTCATCGTAATTTAAAGAACGCACAAACAGATGCTGCAGTTGATTTACATAAAATAGATTGGGACATTGAAAATTACGGTAGTCGATTTGAACAAAACCAAGCTATTATTAAAACACAATTAGATAGTGCTGTTAAAGCTTCAGTATTAAAGAAACAGGATTATGCACTAGCTAAGTATGGAGCTGATTTAGAAGCTGATGCTAGAGCTATGTTAGAACCTGTAGAAGCACCACTACCACCTCCACCTAAAGATCTACCTGTACCAATATATCAAGACTTAGTAGAACCACAGAAACCACCAGAGCCTGTAGAAAGAGCACAAATGGCACATATAGCTGGACCTAGCTTTGGACAACGAGCATTAACTGCTGGTGTAGCTGGATTAGGTACTTATGCTATGCTTCAAGGTACAGCTGCTTTTGCAAAGGGTGGCTCAATGGCACTGAAAGGTTTGGGAGCTGGCCCTGTAGGTTTAGCTGTTGGTCTTGGAACTTTATTATTTAGTTAATTATTACTATGAGGAATTTAAAATTCACTGGACAAGTCCAGAGAACACAACAAGGATTTGATCCTCTTAGAATACCTGATCCTGCACAGAAGATTCTTCAAGAATCTGAACGTACCATACGTGGTATGAGAAATTATCAGAATGAGGTAAACGAACAACGACGTGAACAATTATCTGCAATAAAAGATACTGCAGAAATAGAACGTAGATCAAGAAGTAAGGCAGAAGGTTTAAGACAAGAATGGGCTAAAGCTTACCATGACGGTGAGATGCAAATAGCTCAGAGAGAAATTGAAGATAGAGATAGAACTCTAGGTTGGATGAAGACTAGAGATAAAATAAATCAAGCTAATAGAGAAAAATTAATAGGATTAATACCTAAAGCTTTAAAAGCATATGCTGATTTTGAAGATATAAGGTGGAAGAAAGCACAAGATTTAGCTAAATCTAGATACTTGTGGGCAACTCAAGACCATTTTAATGCATGGGATGAGATTAATGCTAATATAAATGCTAAAGAAACTGCTTTTAAATATATATCTGATAAGCATAAAGCTGTTTTTACAGAAGAACAGTATGATGCATTTAGGAATTTATCAGGTTTTCAACAAAGAGCAGTTGAACAACAAGCTATAAGACAGCAAGCTTTAACTTTTGAACCTTGGTTACAAGAACAAATCAATATACCACTACCTAAATCAATAGATCCACACGGTAGATCCCTTCAACAATTACAAGATTCTGATAAACCAGAACTTAAAACAATACGTGCAGCATTAAATCACTATAGATCAGAATTTGAAACTAGTGATAAATTTACTAGATGGAAAGATAGTGATGACTTCTTAAAAGCAGAGTTGCTACCATATACAGGTAATGTTATTGAAAAGCAATTAGCTATTGCTAATGCTAATCAAACAGAAAAATTACAACAAGTAAGAAGGGATGAAGATTTTGGTGCTCATATAGCAATGATTACTAGTGGAGACTTTGCTGATCCCATAAAAGCTGTTGATGATATTATAGCTATACAAACTGGTGGTATTGATCCAACAACAGGTAAGACAAAAAATGAAACTTATAGGCAAGCTAGAAACCATGTAATAGCTGTTTTAAATCATGGAGTAGATACTGGTAAAATTCCAAAACATGTTATTGATACTCTAAAAGAAAAAGAAATCATTATAGGTAATCAAAACGGTAAGAATCCTAATGGTAAATCTCAAAAATGGGGTGATGTTTTCAGTAAGGAATTTGAAAAAATAGATGGTATGTTCCTTAAGCGTTATGAAGCTGATCAAGCAAAACATGAAA